CCCCCGCCGCCGCTGCTCAGGCGGGCGCAGCACCTGCCGGTTCGGGGGAGCCGGCCGGTGGGCAGGCCCTCGGCGGAGGCGGACCTTCGCCCGTCTACCGTCCGGAGGGCCTGCCGGAGCATCTCCACGGCGCATCCGAGAAAGAGACGATCGACAAGCTGTGGAAGGCCTATGGCGGCGCCCGCGAGGCCATCGGCAAGTTCGGCGAGGTCCCGTCCGAGGCCGGCGGCTACGCCTTCCAGCCGAGCGAGGCCCTGGCACCCTATCTGCCCAACCTCGAGGCCGACCCGGTGATGAAGCTCGCCCAGGGCGCGGCGCACAAGCACGGCCTCGGCTCGAAACAGTTCCAGGGCTTCCTCGGCGACGTCATGGAGGGCCTCGTCAGCGGCGGCATGCTCGACGATCCCTATTCACCCGAGAAGGAGCGCGCCATCATCGCTCCTGACCTCACGGGCAACGAGCAGAAGGCCGCGGCCGAAGCGGCGCGCAACGAGGCCATCGGCTATGTCGATGCCCTCGTCGCCCAGGGCAAGCTCGACCAGGGCACGGCCGACTTCTTCAAGGGCCGTTCGGATCGCGGCCACATGATCCGCCTGGTGCAGGCCATCCGATCGCAACAGGCCGGCGCCGGCCTTGCGGTCGGCGGTCGCGCGCAGATCGGCGACAGCGAGGCCGAGCTCGACAAGCGCATCGCGGATCCGCGCAACCAGTTCGGCAAGCCGACCTACAGCGAGGCCTTCGCCCGCGAGACCCGCGCGATGGCGCAGCGCCTTCACGGCGACGGTGATCCCGACCGCGTGTGAGTTAACGGGCGCGCGACGCGCACAATCATGGAGGCGGACGCAAAGGGATAGACCCGGCGCCCGCCTCTGCCCTTTCAGGACCCCTGAGACCGGAGGCGGCCTGGCACTCGGCCCGAGCGGTGAAACCACAATCCATCACCTTCGGAGATCATCATGGCCACCCGCGCCTATGCCTGGTTCGAAACCCTCTACGTCAAGGGTGCGACCCACGTCCTCCAGTCGGAGGGCTACCTCACCAAGGGCCTGTTCGCCGCCGCCACCGGCATGAACGGCAAGGAAGTCACCTGGAAGATCGCCGGCCGCGGCGACGCCACCGAGATGTCGACCAACATCGAGGTGCGCCCGACCCTCAACGGCGCCCGCACCACCGTCGTCTCGCAGATCAAGGCCTACGAGGCGAACGAGGACATCAACGTCACCGACCTCAACCAGATGTCGGAAGCCGAGATCCAGGTGGCGCAGCAGACCTGCGGCTATGCCATCGGCCGCAAGTTCGACCAGATCCCGTTCCAGGCGATGGACGCGGCCGCCGGCACCATCACCACGATCGGCGACGGCACCGGGGCGATCTCGCCCGTCAACCTGCTCGCCGGCCAGGCGGCCATCCGCGCCGGCGGCATTCAGGGCAATCCCATGGTCAACGTCGCCCTGACGTTCAACCAGATGGCGACGCTGCTGACCTACAAGGCGATCTCCTCGGCTGACTATTGCGACGACAGCCCGCTCCTCAAGGCGATCGGCGCCCGTGTCTGGCTCGGCATGCGCCTCATTCCGATGCCGGACGAGTACCTCGCCGTCACCTCGGGCCAGGCCTCGGCCAAGGATGGTTACATGTGGCTCGGCAACGCCATGGGCTTCCACACGCCGACCGACGGCGAGGGCAAGATCAAGATGGCCACGCGCATCGACTATATCCCGCGCGAAAAGTGCTACCACGCCGCCAATACCTTCATGGCCGCGGCGAAGCCGATCCTGCCCGAAGGCATCCGCCGCCTCAGCTACCTGAACACGGCGCCCTCCTCGCTTTCGAACCTCTGACCTGATCGCCGCCGGGCGCGCCAGCCGCGCCCGGCCGGCCTCTCGTTCCCGCGTGACCCTTCACATCGACACCGCCCTCGGAGGCCACCATGTCGTTCTCTCCGCTTTCTCTCGCCCGCATCTCCAAGATGGTGGCGGTCGGCTCCACCGCCGGCCTTCCCCAGAGCCAGCAGTGCGCACTCTGGCTCTATGCCTCGGACGATGCCGCCGCCACGATCGAGACCGCCGGCTATTTCAATTCGGCCCGCGCGCTCCTTCGGGTCGGCGACGTGATCCTGACCACCTGCGCCAATTCCGGCACGCCGATCCTCAAGGTCCACAAGGTCCTCACCGTGCCGGCCTCCGGCAACGTGACGATCGGCATGGGCTCGGTCACCGCCGGCTGATCCCTTCTGTCCCGCGTCCCTCGCCCTCGCGCCTTCGCCGGCGCGGGGGCTTCGCGCCACCTCGAGGTGCCCCCTTGCCCCTGCCCGTCGCCATCGCCACCGATGAGGATGTCGTCAACGCGGCGCTCACCGATATCGGCGAATATTCCATCACTGCCTTCGACGAAAACACCGAGCTCGCCGACGTCTGCACGTCGATCTACCCCCGCGTGGTCGGCGAGTGCTTTGCCGCCTATCCGTTCCGCTGGGCCATCGGCACGCGCCAGCTCGAGCGCGTCACCTTCACGGAGGCGGATCCCCAGCCGGCGAACGGCTACACTTACGGCTTCAATTTCCCGGCCGATGGCGCCGTCGGCCCGCACCGCGTCTCGCTCGACCGCAACCACCGCACCCCGCCCTTTCGCGACTTCAAGGTGGAGGGTCGCCGGCTCTTCTGCGACCGCGAAACCGTCTTCGCCGAGTTCACCCTGCGCTTGCCGCCGGCGCAATGGCCAGATCCCTTCCAAGCCTTCGTCGTCAAGGCGCTGGCGGCCGCGCTCGCCGTGCCCTGCAGCCACGACACGGATCTCGCCCAGCTCCTCGATGCCGCCGCCTGGGGCCCATCCCGCTCCGATCGGCGCGGCGGCCTCTGCGGTCAGGCCATCAAGACAGACCTGCACGCCGACCCGGGCTTCGACGCCGCCGGCGACGGTGACGTGCTGACCGCGGCCCATTATGGCGGCCTGCCGTGGAGCGGTGAATAATGGTCGCCCGTCCCGGCCCCATCCAGCAGAGCATGAACGCCGGCGAGCTCTCGCCGGATGCGCATGGCCGCATCGACGTCAAGCAATATTACAGCGCGGCCGCCGCCATGCGGAATGTGGAGGCGAAGCCCCAGGGCGGCTTCCGCCTTCAGCCGCGCTCGCTGTTTCGCGGCAAGGCCGGCCGCCTCGCCACGCGCCAGGCCACCACCACGCTCGGCGCCCCCACCGGCGCCATCACCGCTGGCACCGTCATCCTCACGGCCGATCTCGGCGCCAATGCCGCGCTCTGCGGGGCCGATATCACGATCCAGGCCTCGGCCGTGGTGGCCGACGGCGTGAAGCTGCAGGTGCAGGATGCAAGCCTTGCCTGGTCGGACGTGTCCCTGGTCTTCGACGTCGGCACCGCGTCCATCAGCCGGCGCTTCTGCCTCCCCCCCGGCGCGCCGGTCACCGGCCGGCGCGTGCGCCTCATCGCGGCCGCCTCCGTCACCATCACGGCCGCCACCATCACGCCCCTGGTGGAGACGCGCACCCTCGTCGCGCGCCACTTCGCCTTCTCGTTCTCGGTGGCCCAGGTCTATCGCCACGTGGTGACGGCCGGCCATGTCGACATCTGGCGCGATGGCGTCTTCGTCGGCGCCGCCGCCAACCCCTACACGGCTCCGCAGATCCCTGACCTCAAACAGGTGCAGCGCCTCGCCTCCGAGATCTTCTGGCACCAGGAGGTCGCGCCCTACGAGGTGCGCCGCCAGGGCTCGGACCATGAATGGTCCTCCGGCTCCGTCGCCTTCATGAACATTCCGGAGGTCGATCTCGGCGGCACCTATTCGTCGGTCACCGAGATCTGGAACATCCATTTCTCCTGGGACAGCGGCAAGACCGCCACCTACCTCGAAAGCTTTGTCGTCACCATCAACGGCGAGGACACGGCCCTCTTCTCGCCCACCAGGAACGTCGGCGCCGGCTATACCAGCCAGACCGATTGGCCCGTCGACATCCCCACCCTCAAGGGCTTGATAGAGGCGCTCGCCGCCGTCGCACCGGGCATCATCATCACGGTCGCCCGCGACGCCATCAATGGCGCGACCCTCGCCGTGGAGTTCGCAGGCAGCGGCAATGCCGGCGAGCAGTTCGTCGTCACCGCCAAGTGCGTCACCAATTCTGGCGCGGCCGCGGCGAACACGTCGCGCACCCGGCGCGGCAAGAGGGGCGGCGAAGCCATCTTCTCCCCCTCGCGCGGCTATCCGCTCACCGGCAAATACTTCCAGAACCGGCTCCTCATGGGCGGCTTCCAGTCCAAGGAAGGCGCCTGGGTGGAGAGCCGCACGGGCGAATATTTCGATCTCAATGCCGAGCTCGAAACCGCCGCCTCGGCCATCGTGCTCAATCTCGACGTCGACGGCGCCGAGCGCATCGTGCATTTCCACGAGGGCCGGCACCTGCTGATCTTCTCGGACAGCGGCCATTACTTCGTGTCGACGGCGGTGCACAACCGCCTGCAGCCCATGTCCGTCGTCAAGTCGTCGGGCGTCGGCGCGGCGCAGAACATCCCCATCGTCGAGACCGAGCAGCAGATCCTCTATGTCGACAAGACCCGCTCGCGGGTCATGGCGACGAATTATTCCGACGTCTCGCAGCGCTACGACGAACAGCCCATCTCGCTGCTCGCCTCGCACCTCATGGTCGGCCTCAATGGCGCGGCGCTCCGGCGCGGCAATTCCGACCTTGACGCCGATCGCTACTACCTCACTCGCGACGACGGCGTGCTGGTGGTCGGCGGCCTCCTGCGCAACCAGGACGTGACCGGCTTCACCCGCTGGGAAACCGACGGCTATGTGCGATCAGTCGCCGTCGACCTCACCGGAACGACCACGCTCCTCATCGAGCGCACGGTCAACGGCGCGCAGGAGCTCTTCCTCGAGGAGCTCACGCCCACCGTCTTCCTCGACGCAGCCGTCACCATCACGCAAGCCTCGTCCGTCACGGTCTCCGGACTTGCCATGCACGAGGGCGCCACCGTCTGGGCCGTGGCCGACGGCTATACCGAAGGCCCCTTCACCGTCACCGGCGGCGCCATCACGCTGCCGCGCGCGGCGACGTCCATCATTGTCGGCCGCTGGACGGCGCCGCGCGCACCGCTCTGGCGCTCGCTCCCGCTCCTCCGGCAGATCGGCGAGCGCCAGGTGGTGCGCCGGCCCATGCGCTCCCACACCGCCCGCATCTGGTGCAACTCGGTCTCGTCGATCGCCGTCGGCGCAAATGGCCGCCCGGTGCGCGATCAACCGCTCTGGGGGGCCGGCGACGATGCCGACGGCCCGCCGGTGCCGTTCTCCGGGCTTCTGACGGTCGGCGCCATGCGCGGCTTCTCCGACACCGGGCAGCTCGAAATCACGCAGGTGCGACCCGGCTGGCTCGACATCCGCGACGTCACGCAAGAGGCGAGGATCTGACCTATGGAAATCGCCGCAGCCATCACCTCTTCGCTCGCCGCAGCCTTCTCCACCACGGCCACCGCCGCCGGCGCCGCCGGAACCGCCGCCACGGCCGCCAGCGCCGCAGGCTCCGGCTTCTCGCTCATGTCGCTTCTGCAGGGTGGCGCCACCGCCCTCAGCATCATGGGCACGATCCGCGCCGGCCAGGCGGCCGCCGACCAGGCCGCGTTCAAGGAGGCCGACGCCCGAACCGAAGCCGGCATGGAACAGGCCAAGGGCATCGAGCGCCGCAACGAATACAAGCGCGCCATGATCCAGGATCTCGGCGCGCGCGACGTCGCCGCTGGCGCCGGCGGCGTCGATCTCGCCTTCGGCACGCCCGCCATGGCGCGCGACCAGGCGACGGCCGACGCGAACCGCGCCCTCTCGACCGATGCCGAGACCGAGAACATCCGCCGGCAGCGGCTCTACAGCCGCGCCGCCGCCTTCCGCATGGCCGGCGAGGAAGCGACCTCGGCCGCCACCATCAAGGCCCTCACCCAGGGCGTCTCTGGCCTCGCAGATCTCGGAAGGCGTCGATGACCAAACGGCCTGTCAACGTCTCCATCGATCCGGTGAATTATCGGGCGCCCCTGCCCGACGGGCTTCTGCCGGTTGCCCTGCCCGACGGTCAGGCCGCCGCCGCGCTGGCGGCCGCCGGCACCCAGCTCGCCGAGAAATTCGGCAAGTGGGCCGACCAGGACGCGAAGCTCGCCGGCGAGAAGGACGCGAAGATCGCGGCCGCCGAAGGCAACTTCACGCCGACCGGTCGCGAGACGATCTATGGCCGCGCCTATGACACCACCGCGCTTGACGCGCAGGTGACCAGCGCCACCTCCACCTTCCGCACCCGCGCCCTCGAGCTCTACGACCAGCACCGAGCGGATCCGGCGGCCCTGCGCGCCGCGCTCGAGGCCGATGCCCGGGCTGGTGCCGAGGCCCTGCCGGCCGAGGCCCGCGCCGGCTTCCACGCCCGCGTCAACGAAATCGGCGTCTCGGTGCAGCGCCAGGCGATCAACAATGCCGAGGCCAACCGTGTCGATCGCGCGCGGGCCGATCTTTCGGTGCGAATGACGCGGGCTGAGACCCAGCGCAACCAGATCCTGGCGGCCGATCCTTCCAGCCCCGAGGCCGAGGCCGCGGCGCTGCGCGTGCGCGACGAGACGATCGCCGACATCCGCCGTCAGATGACGGACCCCGCCGGCCCCATCACGGCCGTGCAGGGCGAGGCGCTCATCGCCAAGGCCAATGCCGATGCGCAATCCGCCATCGTCACCGCCCGCGCCGCCACCCTGCGCACGCCGGAAGAGATCGACGCCTACCGCCAGCGGATCCGCAAGGACTTCGCCGAAGGGCGCATGCCCGGCCTCACCGAAATCGACACGCTCGACGGTCAGCTGACGACGCTTGCCCGCACCCGCCGCGTGGAGGGCGATCGGCTCGTCCGCGAGCTCAACACCAAGCTCGACGATGTGACGACGCGCGCCGCGCGCGGCCAGCAGCCGACCCTTGCCGAGATGGCGACGCTGGAACAGGACGCGGCCCGCGCCGGCCCCCGCGGCCAGGTGGCGCTCGAAACCGCCCGCCAGCGCATGGGCCTCGCCGCGCTGATCGCCGGCCGCCCGATCCCCGAGCAGGACCGCGTGCTGCGCGAGGTGGAGCAGCGCGCCCGTGAGGCCGCCGGCCGCTCCACGCCGGAAGAACAGGCGACCGCGGCCTTTTACCGTCGCTCCGGCTTCGGCGACCTGCAGGCCGCGGCCATCACGTCCTATCTCGTCGCCGAGAGCACGCTCAACCCCAATGCCACCAATCGCGGCGATGGCCGTGACGGCTCGGACAGCATCGGCATGGGCCAGTGGAATGCCGAGCGCGCCACCGCGCTGCGCGCCTTTGCCGCTGCGCGCGGCCGGCCGGCGACCGATCCCGACATTCAGCGTGCCTTCGTGATCCACGAGCTCAACACCACCCACAAGGCGGCCGGCGACCGCCTGCGCGCCGCGACGACGCCAGAGGAGGCGACCGCCGCCATGGTGCAGTATGGCGCCCCTGGCGGCTATCGGTCGGGCCCCGGCGGCCATCTCGGCGTGCCGAGCTGGGGCGCCCGCCTCGAGAACACCCGCCGCATCTCCGGCGGCATGTCGGCCACCGGTGCCGAAACAGTGCAATGGCTGCGCGGCCAGGTGGAGGCCAACCGCAGCGCGGTCAATACCGACATGCTCGGTTATGCCGCCGATCGGAACCTCCTCGGCGGATCCATCACAGAGGTCGATTTCGGGGCGGCACCCGACCAGCTCGCCGGCCAGATCGGTGCGCGTGTCGCCCAGGTCGATGCGCTCGCAGGGCAGTTGCAGAGGCCGAACCCCACTTATCTGCGGCCCGAGGACAAGGCGCGCCTGTCGGACGTCGTGACCCGCGGCGGCGAGCCGGCCCTCGCCACGATCGAGGCCGTCATCCGCGGCGCCGGCCCGCGCGCCACCACGATCCTCAAGGAGATTGGCGGCGATGCACCGGCGCTCGCCCATGCCGCGGCAATCGCGGCCGCGACCGGCGATCGGTCCTTCGCCCGCACGGTCGCCGAGGGCCTGGCATCCCGCCATGTCGCCGGCGCCAATCCGCCGCGGCCGACCGGCGACGACATGCGCGATGCCGAACAGGCGGCCCTCGGCGCGTCGCTGCGCGGCATGCGCACGGACGAGCGCGAGCGCACCCAAGCCGCCGTCGGCGTGTGGTTCGAGGTGGAGGCGCAGCGCCGCGGCATCGATCCAAAAAACAACCCGACCGGCGCCAAGGCGCTCCTCGAGGAGGGTTTCCGGCGATCGCGCGGCGAGACCCGGCAAAGCGGCGTCGCCTATGGCGGCGTCACCGCCTATCGCTCGCCCGCCTGGGGTGGCGGCACGGTGCAGGTGCAGGTGCTGCCCGAGATCCGCCAGGACCGCTTCGGCCAGGTGCTCGGCGCCCTCACCGATCAGGATCTCGCGGGCCTGCCCAACAAGCCGGTCTTTCCCGGCGGCCAGCCCATGACCGCCGATGCGCTCCGGCGCATGCATCCCGTCTTCGGCCCCGGCGGCTATCGCTTCGTCATGCCCCAGCTCGACGGCAACGGCGCCCAGCGCCCCGTCGTCGATGCCGAGGGGCGGCCCTTCCTCCTCGACCTGCGCGCCATGATGCCGGAGATCCGGCGCCGTGTGCCCGACGCTTTCCGGTGACGCCATGCTGTCCCTTGGTGAATGGTCCGACGACGCCATGGCCGGCAAGCCGGCCGACCCGCGCGAAAACCTCACCTGGCTTGAAAGCGCCGCCGACACGGTGGGCTCGACGCTCGCCGCCGGCATCCCGTCCGGCCCGCGCACGGTGAGCATCGCCTCGCTCTACGACGCGGCCGAGCGCCAGCAGCGCCTCGTCGAAAGCGCCTCGGCCCGCCGTTCCGCACGCGAGGATGCCTATGACCGGATGATTGCCGAGGTCGGCCGCGTCACAGGCGAGCAGCTGACCAACCCGCTCCTGCGCAACACGTCCGAGATCGCCCAGCGCATCACCCGCGGCGAGTTCCGCGGCTTTGCGGATCCCAAGCTCGACGAGCTGATCGCCGGCCGTGAAGATGCCTTCCTCGCGCGCGTGGCGGATCTCAAGCAGAAGTTCGGCGACCGCCTCGCCGCGGTGGATCCATACACGCCGATCGGCACCCAGGCCGCCCGCAACGCCGCCCAGGCCGAAGCCGACTTCAAGCGCGAATGGTCGCGCACCGACATTCCGACCCTCGACGCCTATGCGGCCGCCTTCGCCGGCGGCTTCATGGGATCCCGCGACGATCCGCTCTTCTGGCTCTCGCTCGGCTTCGGCGGCCCCGGCAGGGCCACCACGGCCGTCGGCCGCATCGCCCGCTCGGCCGCCTCCAATGCCGCCGCCAATGCGGCCTTCTCGGCCGCGGCACAGCCCGAGGTGCAGGCCTGGCGGCGCGAGATCGGCGTCGACAATGGATGGCACGAGGCGCTCAAGAATGTCGGCATGGCGGCCGCCATCGGCCTCGTCGCCGGCGGCGGTTTTCAGGGCCTCGGCGAAGCCTTCTCGCGCATGGGCGCCCGGCTCACGCCTGATGCCGCGGTCAAGGCGATCGAGGCCGGCGGCGGCTTCCTCGACGACACGACCAAGGGCGCCATGCGCGAGA